ATTACATATATGTTTAACGTACCATACTGGCGATATAAAATAGACCCTAAGTCTTATGATAAGAAAGGCATACTATCTGATATAGAAATGAACTATAAGATAGATAATGACAGAAACAAGTGGGACGGTAAAAATTATTTACATAGTAAATTACATCATAGTAATAATGATAAAAGTAATCATAAGTTTAAAGAGATTAACTATCAATCATTGATACCTGTTTATCATAGTCTGTTTGATAAATTTTGTAAAACACTTGAATTAACTTCCACATTTTCATATGGTTTTGATATTACAAACTATACTGCCATGAAGTCAGGTCAATATATGCGACCACATAATCATATAGGTGATAGTGATTTCACTTGTATACATTATGTGAAGTTTAATCCTAAGAAACATCAATCTACAGTATTTCATAATGCCAATCATTGGGCAGATGATTACCAATACTTACGACCTACACTATACAAGAAACTAAATTATGAAAACGAGAAACATAGTTATCTATTAAAGTATTACAAACTACCTACAAATGAGGATGACTTTGTAATTACACCTTCCAGTTTAATACACGAAGTACCACCTTTTAAATCAGACGAATTAAGGGTCACTTTAGTTGTGAATTTAGCAATAAAGTAGAACAAAACAAGAACATAGAGGTGTGCAGATTGTCGCACCTCTTAAACCATTGATTTATAACGTTTTTTTCTTTAACTTTTTTACCTTTTTCTATTGACTTTTAGTCCATTTTAGTGTAATGTATATCTATATTTGAAAGGATACATTATGAAACTATTAACTACTAGAAACAACTTATTGAAATATAAGAATACACCTTATGACGGACAGGACTACGAGACTGCCGCTCATCTTATTGCTGGCAGACAGTATGAAGCTGCTGCTAATTTCATTGACAGGTTAGATAGTTTGCCAAGAGATACAATGAAAACTATTATTGCTAAATCTTGTAAAACTATATTCATTGAAATGTTTAACTGTGACCCTAGTCTCTATGCAGACGAACTAGGTTTTTTTAACGCTATTGGTATTAGCAAATAATAATGGAAAGGTATACTATGACTAAATCAGAATACGTTGCTTGTGGAATTATGACCCTAGTTGGACTAGGTTTTGTTGACACCCTATGGATGTTTGGTGTTGAGAACTCAAAAGAATATACATGGTGGTATGTTCTTCACACACTTGCAGGAGGCAAATAATGATATTTAAACTATTAGTAATAGTTTTATTAACTATGATATTTTTAAACCAATGTGTAGGAAATATAATATGAGACCAATAAACTTAGGTATCTTTGCTGCTATTGTTCTGGCGCTTGTATGTTTAATTAACATAGGCAATCAGGCAAAAGGTAGTGAATACTACGAAGCAGTTGTAGGTCATGTTATTCAGAATGCTGATAAGATAGACCATAGTCAATTGTTAAATGATGAGATTGCCAAATTGGCACACTCATTTTCAATAGAGATTTTATCTTCTTTACAATCTCACTTACCTAATATTATAGAAGGTGTGATTACAGATATGAAGATGAAAAGTGACAACAAATATAAATGTTCAATTACGGAGTGTGAATAATGGATTATAGTGAGATAATAGAAACAATCAACTATGCTATTAAAGATATTAACAATGGTATGGAAGAAAGTGGTATTAAAGAACTGGAAGAATTGGTAACTAAACTAGAGGAGAAAGAAAATGCTTGATGATGTTGCTTTGATTGAAAGAATGAATAAACTTATAGAGGTAGGTGAGGGTCCAGAAAGTAAGATGTGGACTGCTGAACAAAACTTATCATTTGTTATGGGTGCTTGTCGTGGCATTAAGAGTAATGCTGAGAGAAGAATAAAAGAATTTGAAGACGCCTATGCGCCAAAAGACGTTTTAAAAGACGAGGAACCTTGGTTGGTCACAGGATATAAAGAGCTTGACAAAGCTAGTCAACTGTGATATAATAGTCACATGGCAATAATTTATACTAACAATTCAAGTGGTGCTATTCGTAAAGCAAGACGAAGAAAACCTACAAAAGATTATTATGTTGCATTGGCAAAACATATCAAGTACCTCAAATCACTTGGTCTCAATGTCAATGAGAATGGGAGAGTGATAGTGAAAAAACAACAAAGACAATCTTGTATTGTCTCTTATGACGAGATATCTAAGGATCCTACACAAAGACTAGACGCTGAGTATTGGGTCAATAAGAAGATGTCTGGTGGTACAAAACCAACAAACAACTGGCGATTAGAAGAAAGTAAAAAGTTTACGATTGCACCGGCATACAATAAAGGTGCATATCAAGTAATAACTAAATCAAACATTAAAGATATAGGAAGGTAATACATTATGAATAGAAAACAAAAAATTATGAACAACGATTTAAGTATGGAAGGCATTATTGCTGAACTACACACTTACAAAACTGGCGCTGAGAAAGCAAAGTTTCTTAGAGAAATGGGTCAGTTAAATTTACCCTATGATGTGAATTGGGAAAGTTTAGCACAAGGACATGAAGGTTCAAAACCTTTTCCAGTTATTAAGAAAGATACAGACAAAGACGAAGACATACTCAAAGATTATGTGGATCCTGTAGGCGAAACAGAAGCACACGGTGACCCATTAACAAAACAGGAACTGGATGCGTTATTGTAGTATCATTCTGTTAATTTTTTTAACAAACTGTACGAGTATGGGTATGCAAGATAGAACAACACACGCCGCTTTATTTGTTGACCATTTGAATGATATGCCTATTGGTAAAACTAATTACTTGTTATGGCATAACTCAGCAACAGGCAACAAAGGTGAGATTAAAGTTGTACATGCTTATATTGAACAATCAGGTCGTAAATGTGTAGATTATCAATCAACAGTAAATATACAAGACGGCTGGCCTATGATTGGCATTGGTAGTTTAGATAGAAGTACAGAATTTGGAAAAGCATGCCAAATGCCTGATGGTAGATGGCGTATTATTAATAGAGTATTATGAGAGAACCTAATTACAATATAATCTTTTTCATTGTATTAATCATTGCGATTTTGGTATGGTCTAATGCAATAGGCGAAGAAACACCCAAATTCACAAAGAGCAATTGTGTTATAGAAGTTATCTATGATGAAAACATGGAGAACGAAGTCAGTAGAAAAATGATATGTAGAGACGGTGTTGTAGGTCCTACCTACTGGCAATTATTCGCACAATTCTATTACGGTACGGAGAGTGTGCCACCATACTGTAGAAGAATTGAAGGCGGTTTAATACCTGATAAGGTATGTTTAACAATTGACGGCACTTGGGAGAAACAATGATTAAATTAATTTTTGGTATGATAATAGGTGGTTTTATTGTCTACCATAATCCAAATATTGCATATGATATATGGTTCAATGCAATTGAATTTATAAGAGAGGTGATAAAATAATGATTAAAAAATATATAATGTTAATCTTATTGGCAGTATTAGTATCAGCGTGTGCTAAAACTGTAAAGATAGACCATGAAGGTGAAACTAAGTCTGGTATGTTAGAAGAAGTACCTAAATGGTTTGTAGAAAAAGAAGGTAAGAAAGGTCTCTTAAATAAGAAAGACCAGTTTTATCTATACGGTGTAGGTGTATCTACAAGTCCAGATTTACAATTAGCGATGGACAAAGCAACCATGATTGCTAAGGCTGACTTAGCAGATGTAATGCATGGCGAAATGAACAAGAATGCTAACGTGTATATACAAGAGATAGGACAAGAGGGTAATAAAATTATTAACTCTAAAGCAGAATCCACTATTGTAAATATGATTAAGCAGACTAAAGTTCAAGGATATGAACAATGGAAGATTGCGATATCTATAACAAATGATGATGAGTATAGGGTCTATATGGGACTTCAATTACCTATAGGTGAATACAATAAACTTGCAGACTTAATTAAGCAAGAAGCCGCAAAACAAATCATTATAAATAGTGATGTAGCAAGCAATGCTAACGAAGCGATTGAAAGCTTGAATAAAGTTGCAACGGAGTAAATAATGTATAGAGTATTTTCAAAAGATAATTGTGTTTACTGTACAAAGGCAAAGCATTTGCTGAGTAGTTTAAACTTGCCTTTTGAAGAACACAAACTATCGCCTACATTTACACCAGACAAAATGTTTGAAATGATAGGCAAACAGGTAAGGTCTATGCCTCAAATTATGTTTGGTGACAAACTTATTGGTGGGTACACGGACCTTAGAGAACACTTGATAAATGAAGGAAAGATTAATTTCCAAGGTGAAATCAAGGAATAATCATTGGATATCCAAACAAGGACGGACAAAACCAAAGAGAGTGATAGTATATGACAGCAAAGATTTTATCGTTTCCTGAAGGAAAAGTTTTACCTAAACTGACCAAAGAACAGAAAACACCTATTGACGAAAAGATTGCAGAAGCACAAACAAAGAAATATGCTAATGCAGTTGTTGATGATTTGGTGATAGGTATTCTTACTCAATTACAGCACGAAGGTTTGAATATTGGAATGCGTGATGAGAAAAAAGGTAATAAGACCTTTTTAGATTTAGGTATCTTTATGGAAGCATTTAAAGGTTTACTGTATAGAGAACTAGACTTGGAACATCCGTTTCATTATGTGACAGATAATATGATGTTTAGACAAAAAGATAAAAAAACAGGTCGTACATATTCTGTTATTGACTATCAAGGTAAAGAGATTGTTGATAGAGAAGAAGGCGAGAATGTTGTTGAATTTGAAGGAGTTGACTTAAATAATGATACTGATAGACTACAGCCAGATAGCGATAAGTAATATCGCCGTACAATTAGCAATGAGTAAAGACAAGATGACCTTGTCTATACCCATGGTACGACACATGATACTAAACTCAATACGAGGATTAGTACATAGATTTAAACACGATTATCCAGGTGACATTATCATATGTGTAGATGGTCCTAGTCCTTGGCGTAGAGATATCTTTCCACATTACAAAGCAAAACGTAGAGAAGGACGAGACGAGAGCGCTACTGATTGGGAAAGTGTATTTGGTTTATTACACACTATCAAAGAAGAAATAAGAGATAACTTTCCTTATAAAGTTGTACAATTAGATAATGTGGAGGCAGATGATATTATTGCCGTGATATGTAAGAAACAACAAAAAGAAAATATTTTAATTATATCAGGTGACAAAGACTTTCAACAACTACAAAAATATCCACATGTAAAACAATATTCACCTATACAGAAAAAATTTATAGAAACACATAATCCACAGGAGTATATCTTTGAACATATACTACGAGGTGATGTTTCAGACGGCATACCAAACTTTTTATCACCAGACGATACCTTTATTAATAAAATCAAACAGAAACCTATTCTCAAAAAGAAACTACAATACTGGATTGAAACATTAATGAAAGGTAGTGACCCACAGGATTTTTGTAATGAATATCATTACAGAAACTATCAACGTAACCAGAGACTTATAGACTTTGACTATATACCAGACGATATGGAAGAAGACATATATAGTACATACAAGAATACTAAGGCAGTATCTAAACAAAAGATATTACCTTATTTAATTAATAATGACTTGAAAGAGTTAATTGGAAAAATAGAGGAGTTTTAAAATGGCAATTAATGATAGTACATATGCTTTATCATTCCACGAAATCTTAACAAAGGTTAATAATGCAAAAGATAAACCTAAAAAGATTGCCGTGTTGAAAAAGTATGACACAAGCGAGCTTAGACAATTAATGAAAGCTGCGTTTGACCCTAAACTAGAATGGTTATTACCAGAAGGTAAAGTACCATATAAACCTAATGAAGCGCCACTTGGCACGGAACACAACTGGTTAAAAAGAGAAGTAAGAAAATGCTTTCACTTTTTAAAAGGTGGTAATCCACAACTTTCTGCCATGAAACGTGAGAACATGTTTATACAAATGTTAGAAGGTTTATCTGCTGAAGAGGCACAACTGTTAATATGGATAAAAGACAAAGAATTAAATAAACATTATAAAGGTCTTACGTCTAACCTTGTAAAAGAGGCATTTAATTGGGACGATAACTTTATGAGAATTAATAACTAATGGCAGAAACGGTCATACAACCGTTGTTTAGTAGACCATTGGGTATCACTTCTATTGATGAAGTACCTAATGTATCAGAAATTCAAGGTGGGTTTTTTCAAAATGCAAACTGGATTAATGGCAACATTGGTGACTATTCTGCTGACCTAAAAATACTCTCACGTTTTCCTAAGACGTACAAAGCAATATACAATAAAGTCAAGGAGTTTAATGATGAGGTGATGAACTATAAAGACAATGATATACAAATTGTCAATAGTTGGGTCACACGTTTTAAACCTGGTTACAAAGGCAACTTACACAATCATGCCAATTGTATGTACTCAGCAGTCCTTTACCTTGACGAAGGTTCTGATTTAACTTTTGTGGATTATAATAATCAATGGATGTATGATGTCCGTGCCAAGAATTATAATCAATTCAATACTAAAAGTTTTACCATATCACCTGAACGAGGCAAACTACTTATATTCCCTGGATTTGTTTCCCATGTTGTGGAAACCAATAAAACAGATAAGACAAGATATTCAATAGTAGCTAACTATACCATTAGAGGACCTATTGGAATTAACGATACTGAGTGGTATATTGATGGACATGCGACATAATAGCACACCTTTATACAGAAAAGTATTGAAAAATAAAGGTTTTTTCTTACCTTTTGCTGTTGACTTTGACCGTAAATTATGTTAAAGTATAGATATAAATTAAACGAAAGGTTATATTATGAGTAAAGTGAAAAACATGGCGTGGGATAACGCTGAAGCACAATCAGATAAAATTATAGAACAATACTGTATTGGTGCTATTGATGAAGCAAACGCTAAGAAACAATTAGCAAATGTTGAAAATATTTCTTTATGTGGCATTGACGAACACAATGTTGACGAAGTTTTAGATGACGCAAAAAAAGAATATGGATATAAACAATTATATAAAATGGAATATCTAAGATAATGGTAGATACAATACTTTTATCAATACTAGTATTATTAGTTGCTTTCTTATGTTTAATGGTTTATGCAATAGGGGAAAAGATTAGTGGCGAGAAAAAAGATAGATAGATTAGCAGAAAACTTTAATAAGAAGTCACCTTATTATCCTACACTCACAGACGCTGAGTTGTGGTTTGATATACTAAATAATATTATATTTAAAAGACAGTTACCTCCGTTTGATAGTATTGGTATCAGACGTTTACGAGGTGCAGTTGGTCAAGTTGTTTTTGAAGACCAGAAGAAGTACAAAAGAAAAAAACCACCTAGAGAATGTCACCTTGAATTACATTATGTAATGAAAAGTTTTAATACCTTTTTAGAAGTATTAGGACATGAAATGGTACATCTATGGCAGTATAGTATTTTAGGTGATGATAATTGCAACCACAACATTGATTTCTACAAATGGCGTAGAGTGTTTGGTGCAAATGGATTGAAGTTAACATTAACTGTAGATAATGATATCAATATTGATTAAGGAGGTCTTATGAGAATATTCTCAACTATATTATTATTAATTGCAGGTGCTATGATATGGCATGCTGTACAAAAAGAGCAACCATGTACAGATGATGGTTGTCCAGAATTTACTGAGTTAAACGTCTCAGCAAACGAAGTTCAAACTAATGTTGTACAAGTAAGTACAGAATTACAAGACATTGAAGAATGGCATCCTGATATTATGCCAAACGTTTTAACAGGAACAAAAGACCAGTTTGTTTATACATTGTGTGAATGTATTGACCATGTATATAAAACGACACCTGTTGACAGACAAATACCTAAAGAATTAATTATTGCACAGGCTGTTATTGAGACAGGTTGGGGTACAAGTAGATTTGCCAATGAAGGTAATAATCTATTTGGTATTCGTACATTTAATAAAGATGATGAATGGTTACTACCAATCACATGGGACCAAAACAAGTGGATTGGTTGGGGTGTGAAAGTATATAAGACTAGATGTGATAGTGTAAAAGATTATGTACGAATACTTAATGAAGTATGGGCATATGAACAGTTTAGAGCGGCAAGAGACGCTGGTGCTGACAGTTTAATACTTGCAGATACTTTAACTAAATATGCAAGTAAAAAGAACTATACTGATTTAATTAAAAGTGTGATTAAAAATAATATAAGAGGTGTGTATGAACTCTAATGAAATACTATTTTGGAAAAGAGTTGATAATCTTAAAGCATATTTAAAAAAGGTAGAAAAGACTTTACCAGATATGCATGCCATGTTTAAAATGAAACTGATTTTATTAATGCAAAACGTGAAGGAGTTATAATGAATATATTTTATTTACACAAAGATCCACAAACATGTGCTCAACAGCATGTGGATAAACATGTGGTGAAGATGATTGTTGAATACGGACAATTATTATCTACGGCACACAGAATGCTTGATGGTGTAAAAACAGAAGCAAAAAGTAAAACAGGTAGAAAGACTTGGCGATATATTATGGAAGATGAAAGAAGACAGAATGGTTTATATCAAGCAGTACACTACCACCACCCTAGTGCCGTGTGGGCGAGAGAAACAAAACTACAATACTTATGGTTGTATGATTTGTTTAAAAAACTAGGACAAGAATACACACATAGATATGGCAAGGTGCATAGTACAAATGTTAAACTAAATCAGATACTAGCAAAAGCACCTAATAACATACAACAAGAAGGTTGGCGAGAACCACCACCTGCAATGTCACATTATCCACAATGCATTGTACCAGGTGATAGTATTGCCAGTTATAAAAACTATTATGTCGAGGCAAAATCATATTTTGCTAAATGGACAAAACGTGACGTACCAACATGGTATGCCACTAGAGTGACAGACTTAACAAAAACACCGGCAGCAATTGCCTAGGAGAAATAATGCCAAGTTATACCTTTAGAGATAATAAAACTGGAAAAGAGTGGGACGATTTCATGTCTATATCAGAAATGGAAACGTTTATTAAAAAGAAACATATATCATTAGTACCACAAGCAATCAATATTGTGAGTAGTGTTGGTCAAGTAGATAGTAAGACAGATAGTGGTTTTAAAGACCATCTAAGTAGAATTGCTGAGAAACATCCAACAAGTCCACTAGGCGAGAGGTATAGACGTAGAGGCGTTAAAGAATCCAAGACAAAAGCAGTTTTAGATAAACATAGAAAGAGGGCGAAGTCTAAATAGTAGTATGAACTAAACAGCACTAAATTGTAGGGATATCATATGTAGCCCAAAGATTGTAAGCTGAGTTTAGACATAATCCGTAAGTGAAGGAATATTATGGCAAGTAAAAAGAAACAATTGGAAATATCATTAAAGGATATGAATGATATTAAACCAATTACAGATAACCAAAAAGTAGTCTTTGATAATTACAAAGACAAAAATTTATTTCTATACGGTGTTGCAGGAACAGGTAAAACTTTTGTTGCATTATACAATGCCCTAAAAGATGTACTGGATCCTAAATCACCAAGAGAAAGAGTTTATATAGTACGTTCTATCATACCTACAAGAGACATAGGTTTCTTGCCAGGTGATGAGGAAGATAAATCATATCTGTATCAAGTACCATATCAAAACATGGTACGATTTATGTTTAAAAGAAACAATGACGCTGAGTTTGATAGGCTTTATAACGACCTAAGAAATCAAGGCACAATTGATTTTTTGACAACAAGTTTCTTACGAGGTATTACAATAGATAATGGCGTAGTTATAGTTGATGAATGCCAAAACTTAAATTTCCACGAGTTAGATACAATTATGACCAGAATAGGACAAGACACGAAGATTGTCTTTGCTGGTGATATGCAACAAACAGACTTAACGAAAACGCAAGACAGAAACGGCATCCTAGACTTTGTTAATATACTTCAACAAATGAATGAAGTATCATGTATTGAATTTGATTTGAAAGACATAGTGAGAAGCGGAATAATTAAATCATATTTAATCAACAAAATAAAGTTAGGATTGCACTATGAGCAAATTTAAAGAAGCGTTAGAAGTAATACTACACCACGAAGGCGGTTACGTTAATCATCCAAAGGATCCGGGTGGCGAAACTAACTTAGGTGTGACAAAAAGAGTTTATGAAGAATGGGGTGGAACAAAGTCTATGAAAGATTTAACACCAGAAGATGTTGAACCTATATACAAAAAGAACTATTGGGACAAAGTAAAAGCAGATGAACTACCAGAAGCATTAGCATTATGTGTATTTGATTTTGCTGTCAATGCAGGTCCAGGTAGAGCAGCGAAGTTTTTACAAACATTAGTTGGTACAGTTGCAGACGGTGGCATAGGACCTATGTCATTAGCAAAAGTCAATGAGTATGTGGAAAAATTTAATGTTCAACATGCAGTAGACCATTATCAAAACAGCAGACAAAAATACTATGAAAGCCTATCAACATTTGATACATTTGGTAGAGGCTGGACAAGACGTGTGGAAGAAGTCACAGAAAAAGCACATTCTTGGTTATAAGAGCTTGACTTTCCTGTAGGTCTGTGATATAATAGAGTTTGAATATTAAAAAGGATTATTATGTTTATTCACAAGCAACCTACAGGTGAGTTGCCACCTTTAAAAGCAAAGAACGTAGATGGTAAAAGGTTCTACGAACATATAGAAACAAAAGAAAAGTATCCCTCAATTACAAGTGTTTTATCTATCAGACAAAAGGAAGGTCTGTTAGAATGGCGTAAAAAAGTTGGCGAAGAAGTTGCCAATCATGTAATGATACAATCTGCTAACCGTGGTACTGCCGTACATAATATGGTAGAAGACCACTTAAACAATTTAGATATTAACGAGAACGAGAAATATAAAAAACAGTTTTTACCTAGAATGATGTTTCAGGTACTCAAACCAGTTTTAGAAAAACATATAAATAATATTAGTTTACAAGAAGCCCAAATGTATAGTTCAGATTATACAGTTGCAGGTCGTGTAGATTGTATTGCTGAGTTTGATGGAGAGTTATCTATCATTGACTTTAAGACCTCCAAAGGCGAGAAACAAGAAGACTGGATTGAAAATTATTTTATACAAGGTTCTGCCTATGCTGAAATGTACGAAGAACATTTTGGTACACCTATCAATCAGATAGTTATATTAGTGGTAACTGAGGAAGGCACAACCCAAGTGTTTAAGAAAAACAAACAAGACTATCTACCAAAACTTAAAGAAGCAATAGAAAACTTTTACAAGTGGATAGAAGACAATGCTAAAAAGAGTAATTAAAGGATTATTGTTTATATGGATGTTTCTAATTATAGTTTCATTTGTATTGAATAAGGCACAGGCAGCGGAGAAAATATTTCCACCTGGTATGCTTACACCAGTAGGTGTGCCTTTATATTGTGGTTATACGGTTGCCATGGTACCTCATATCATTCATACTTTTGAAATGAAAGATGTTGCTACAGCGGAAGTACATCCACAAGGTGATAAGAACAAAGAAGTAATAGGTATTATATCACATTGGTATAATTTAGAAGATGATACAGGTTTATTTTTATTAACATTGAGTGAAACTCAAACATGTTTGTTGAGCTACGGTGTCAATTGGAAGTTTGACGAAAACTATATGATTGATATTGTTAACGAAGTTATTGCTGATAGTGAGACGAGTACACAATAAGGACGCCGGGGCGGTACCGGCCACCTCCACCACAGACATGGGGGTGAACTAGGTTCGACTTATGGTGAGAAAGTTCGCAGGAGATAACTAGGTGAAGACCTTAAACTTATATAAACGCAAACGATAATTCATTTGCATTAGCAGCCTAGGTTGCTTTGGGTTTGCCTGTACCTAGAAACAGAAACAGGCGTTGAACAAAGTTGCCCTTTTAGCTCAATTGGTAGAGCAACTGATTTGTAATCAGTAGGTTGGGAGTTCAAGTCTCTCAAAGGGCACCAAACAAAGGAGATAATATGGAATTTTTTGAAATTATGTTGAGTTTGGGTATCGTAGTCCTATGTGTTTATTGCATTGGGTATATATCAGGTTCAGAAGCAACAAGAGAAATTTACAATCCAACAATTAGAAAGAAAGATATAGAATGAAACAAAGTGAAGCGTTCTATCGTCTATTAGACGATATGAAAAAAGTCCACGACATGAAACGCCATGATTATGCCTCTAAAGAAGATGTATTTAAAAATTTTAGAACATGTGAAATGGGAGGCATACCGGCGTGGAAAGGTTGTGCAATCAGAATAGGTGACAAGTTTAGTCGTTTAATGTCATTTGTTAAACAAGAAGAACTAAAGGTTAAAGATGAAAGTATAAGAGATACATTGATTGATATGGCAAACTATGCCATTATATGTGCTATACTATTTGATGAAACAAAAGGTAAAAAATGACACCTAAACAATTTGCATTAATTATAGAGAAAAGAGCAAGTCAAAAAAGAATAAGTCATATGGACGCTGTGTTAGATTATTGTAATGAAAAACAAATAGAACCAGACCAGGTGACACATTTAATTAACAGAAACTTAAAAGAAAAAATAAAGGCAAATGCAGAAGCTTTGAATTTTTTACCAAAGACTGCTACATTGCCAGTATAGGAGATATAATGAAAGAAGATTGGAAAATAAAACCTCACACGTTTAAATTTAGATACGGTGATGATGATGAAAAAGGCGGTTGTACATTTATAGGCGGATCATGGGAAGATGTTACCACAGACGACCTATTTAAAGGTAAAAAAGTAGTATTGTTTAGTTTACCAGGTGCATTTACACCTACATGTTCAAGTGAACAATTACCGGCATACGAAGAAATGTATGATAAGTTTAAAGCAGTTGGTGTTGATGAAGTTTATTGTGTATCAGTAAATGACGCCTTTGTAATGAATGCTTGGGCAAGAGACCTAGGTATTAAGAAAGTAAAAATGATACCAGATGGTTGTGGTACATTTACAAGAAACATGGGTATGTTAGTTGATAAACCTAAACAAGGTTTTGGTATGAGAAGTTGGCGATATTCTGCTCTTGTGGAAGACGGCGTTGTTAAAAAGTTTAACCAAGAACCAGGATACAACCACTTTAGTGCTGACGAGGATCCTTATACTAACTCAGACCCTCAAACTTTATTAGCAACAATAAGTCACTAATGAATGATGGTTACGAAGCATACAAGAAATACCTTAGCGTTAAATTACATTTTAACAAAGATGAATATGATTATTTTAAATATGGTGGTCAGACTGCTGCTAAGTACGAAACGTTTATCCAACGTAATGATAGATACTTTTTTGTTAAGGCAGCCAGAAAGTATGGCGCTGATATTGTTGATTATTTTGTTGCTAATTTCGTAAGTAATAAAACAGACTACATAAAGGATTTTAGTGAAGATAATTATTATACATGGCGAAAGAAGATAGATGGTCTTACATACTACTTTAAATTAGATATGGAAAAGTGTTTAAAGAAAACAGATAACAACTTTGATAAGTTATTTAATTGTTATCGAGGACAACACCCACCTCTAGTAAAAATGTTTATGGCGAAAAAGATATCTATAGAAACAATGTGTATATTAGAAACACTTGTTGGTTATACAAAAGTCTTAGATAAGAATATTACAGAAACATATGTTTGGCCTACAGTAAAAAGAAAAATATTAAAGTATAGACCTTTTATAAAGTTTAATAAAGAACGAATGAAACTTGAATTGAGAAAGATGTTATGATACACAACGTTTTTGGAAATGGTGAGAGTAGAAAAGATTTAGACGTAGATAGTATAGATGGTGTTAAGTATGGTTGCAATGCCATTTATAGAGACCATCATATGGACTATTTGTTTAATAAAGATAAAGGCATACAACACGAAATATTAACAAGTGAATGTTGGCGTAATACTACTGTTATTATACAAACACAATGGTATGGTCAATCCATTTATAGAGAGGCATATAGAAATATGCATACATGGCAAAACATGTTAGGTACAAATGACTACACAGATTGTGGTTCAGCGGCACTTACATTTGCCAGTCACAAAGCGAAGTCATATGGTGGTGATGTGTATATGTACGGTTTTGATTTTGATGACCCGGAGACCAGAGAAATAAACAACATATATAAGAATACACCTAATTATAGTATGAGACTAAATCAACGAAAAGGTGTGACGAAAGAATTTTTAAATGTCTTTGAAAAGTATCCAGAGATAAACTATGTACATGTGAATAGAGAGTATCCACAACAATTAACAAAATATAAGAACGTAAGATGGCAAGCACTACTATAGAATTTAAAAACTTAGAGATTGTACCTTTTTTGGCAACACCAATATACATTGTCAATACAAGTTTTCGCTTGACAGATAATGAAATGTCTGTTATAGAGAATGATGGATTTAAAAGTATAAAGGATAATCCTGAAAGGTTAGTAGTTGCTGGCGTAGAAGTATCTCAAAACAATACGTTGTTAGAAGAACCAGGATTACATAGACTAAGACACTTTATGAATGATGTCACTATGAAGTTTATTCATAATGATTTAAAACTAAAGAATGAATTTTATATGACTTCTAGTTGGGCAACAAAGAATGAGAAAGGGTCTAAACACCACGGTCATACACACCCAAATACATTGTTTAGTACCGTGTATTATGCACGAGCAGAAAGTGGTCAGTTAGTCATTGCAGCCACACAAAATGGTTTAACACCTAATTTTGATTTTCAATATGATATAGAAAGTTATAATGTATTTAATGCTAAGTCGTGGAATATACCTGTAAAGACAGGTGATATAGTTATCTTTCCAGGATGGTTACAACATTACACAACACCAAACGAACATGAACAACCAAGAATAGTTGTTGGTGCAAATTTTTTTACGAGAGGCAAGTTTGGTAAATATGAGAACACAGATTATCTGGAGATTAAATGAGTAATTTATTTGTATTAGGTAATGGCGAAAGTAGAAAACATATACCAGTTGATATGTTAAAGTATTCTGGTAAAGTATGGGGTTGTAATGGCATGTATAGAGAACATAAACTAGATGGTCTCATTGCCGTGGATCCTATGCTAACACATACAATATACAGGTCAGGATATGCACACGAAAATCCTTGTTATTTTAGAAGTTGGGATTGGGCACCTGTTGACCACTATGATATGATGAAAGAAGCCAATCTATCTAACTTAGCAAACCCAAAAGTAAGGGAGTGGAAATATAATCCAGAAGGTCACTACTTATCATTTGTGATACATGGTACAAGTGCTGTACATCAAAATAGAGATAGTGATAGATGGAAAGGCGAAGGATTTGAAAACGTTTATATTACATGGTTGTATGGCAACGCTAAGATAACACAACTAAAAGAAGTAATGAACGATTACTATGGTGCAGGTTGGGAAGGCGAAGACGTGGGTCCTGAGGATCCAGGTTGGTGTTCAGGTGCAAGCGCCATGTACATTGCCTGTAAAGTAGAGAAACCTAAGAAGTGTTATCTATTAGGTATGGACATGTATAGTAATACGGACTATGTGAATAACTTATTTAAAGACACATTTGGTTATGTTTCAGGTGATGAAACAGCAGTCACACCAAATAATTGGGTATTACAGAAAGCAAAATGTATGCTCAGATACAAAGATATAGAGTTTATCAAAGTAAATCCTGACAATAATCCAAGGATTTCCAAGGTAATTCCAGCATGGCAAGGGTTACCTAATCTTTCATATATGACTATGAAAGAATTTGAAAAAAAGTTTAACTTAGAGCTTGACTTTTAGCAGGTTCTGTGTTATAATAGAGTTATCTTTTAAAAGTGGTATAGTTGCAACTATATCACCGCTACTGGCTGAACAACAATTAAGAGGTTGTAAGGCACACTTTAAGAGGGTTATGGGCGAATGCCTGAAGACACTTAGGGTGGTTGTGAGTAGGGACCTATCTCAGTAAAGATTGGACTCTTCCCGGAAGCTTGTGGGTAAACCAATAAATCCCACGTAGCAAAAGATAACTTGTATAAATACTATATGTACGATTATACAGTACACAGAAAGAAGAAATACAAATACAACGAATACAATTAAAAGGAGACAATATGTCATTCGCAAATTTAAAAAGAAGTCGAGGCAACTTCGACAAACTAACAAAAGAGTTAGAAAAAGTTGCAACACCCACCACTAACAATAATTCATCAGGAGACGACAGGTTCTGGAAACCAGAACTAGATAAAACAGGTAATGGTTATGCCGTTATTCGTTTTTTGCCGGCAGTAGAAGGTGAAGAATTACCTTGGGCAAGAGTATGGTCACATGCTTTTCAAGGACCAGGTGGTTGGTATATTGAAAACAGTTTAACTACACTAGGTCAAAAGGATCCTGTTAGTGAAGAAAACACTAAATTATGGAACTCAGGTAGTGACGCTGATAAAGAGATTGCTCGTAAGAGAAAAAGAAAACTGTCTTACTTCACAAACATTTTAGTTGTATCTGACCCTAAACATCCTGAGAATGAGGGTAAGGTGTTCTTATACAAGTTTGGTAAGAAAATCTTTGACAAGATTACTGAAGCAATGAAACCTGAATTTGAAGACGAGAAAGCAATCAACCCATTTGACTTTTGGGAAGGTGCAAACTTCAAATTAAAAATTAGAAAAGTTGATGGTTATTGGAACTATGACAAATCTGAATTTGAAACTATATCTAAGTTAAAAGAAAGTGACGAAGAAATAGAACAAATTTGGAAAATGCAAAAACCATTGAAAGAATTTTCTGCTACTACTAACTTTAAATCTTATGATGAGTTAAAAGCGAAGTTTGAAAAAACTGTTTATGGTAGTGGAAAATCTGAGACTGCTGAAAACGTAGATATCCCACCTAGTGATGAAGCAGTTGAGGAAGTTAGTGAAGACCTAAAGAATGATGTATCAACATCTACCACTTCCCCTAGTGAAGAAGATGATACTATGAACTACTTTAGCAAATTAGTCAATGACTAATCTCTCCTAAAAGTACACTAACTGAATGGGCGGCCTAGTGTCGCCCATTTGATATATAGAGTATGATAACAGAATTTATAGAACATAGACTTTTTCCAACTGTAGTATATCAGAATACAATACCTGTTAATCAATCTGAATTAGATATAGTAAAAGGTATAGAGTATGAACGTATGCCATCTAACAATGGTCACTTCACAAAAATGAAAGATGTTTTATCTGTAATGCCTGAAACAAGGAAGGCGATAGAAGAACATATCAAATATTATACAAAAGAGGTACTATCTATTATGCCTAAGTATAATTTTCCTATCATGGACAGTTGGGTTAATAAACACGAAGAGCAAGATGAGGCACAGAAACACTTTCATGCTAACGCATTGATAAGTGGTGTTTATTATCTACAGACACCACCAGATTGTGGAAATATTAAGTTTCATAAACCTACTAATCACAATAACTTTTTGAATGAAATGCTTAACTTTGAGACAATATTTGTCAATGAGAGAAATGCAGCTGAATATGTTATTGATGTAAAAGAAGGTATGTTATTGTTATTTCCTTCCCAAGTCTATCATTCTACACAAATAAATAAAGCTAAGAGTGAAAGATATTCGCTGGCATTCAATACATGGGTGAGTGGAATTTTTGGCACAGACATAGATAAATTAGAACTATAATGGAATTATTTTTTGACATACTTGTAAAATTTGGTTTGCCTGTAGCAGCTGCGTCTGTTATGGGTATTTTCATTTATATTATTTTGAAATATATTCTTGCAGGTGTTGTAGGTCAAGTTGCTACGATTACCATATTGATACAAGGCTTAGACAACAGAATTAAAACAATGAACCACGACATGATAAAGTTAGACATACTGATTTCAAGTGCCTTAAACTTACGACCAGATTTAGATAGAGTATCAAGGTCAGACGGTAAAGAGGATGCTAGAAAAGATTGATGAAAATAATTAGATTAAACACAACAGGTTTTATATTACCAGTTAAAGAACATGAGACTTTTAAAAAGTACATGTTAGAATACATAGAGAAACAACCACGTTTAGAAATTAACGATAAAGATAAAATTTATAATACAGATTATGAGGATGTAAAGATAGATAAACCTTACATTGATGAAGCAATTAGAGTTTTAGGTCCTTATCTAGGTAATATATGTGAAAGATTAAAACTGAATGATGTTAATGTAAAAGAAATGTGGTATCAACAATATGTGAAAGGTAACTTTCATCAATGGCATACACACCCACATAGTGGTTGGGCAGGTATTTACTATATAGAATTACCTAGTGACGATACAAAGACACAACTATATGATAGTTTAGAAAACAAAGTAATAGATAATTTAGATTTAAGAGAAGGTGATTTATTTGTTTTTCCGGCAACACTACTACATAGGTCACCAGAAAACACAACAGACAATATGAAAACAATTTTATCCTTTAACTTTGATTTTAACAAGATAGAAAATATATGGACGAATTAAACATAATTGGAATATTAGAACAATATGGATTTGCCACATTGGCAGCTATTGCTATGGGTTGGTTTATATATTTTATATACAACTATGTGACTGGTCAAATTATAGAGAAACTTGACAAGGCACAAATGACTACGATAGCATTAATAGACCGTATTAGAATGCTAGACAATGACTTAATACGTTTAAGGTCTAAACTTAATACTGTATTAGAAATGAGAGAAAATGATGTTAGAACTAACGATAATAATAAAAATAATCATAGCACATTGGATAGGTGATGGTCTTCTCCAAACGGAGAAAATGGCAACGCTAAAATCAACATCTAACTATTGGTTATCTGCCCATGTAGGCACATACATGATACCATTCTTTGTTCTATTTCCTGCATTGTGGAAATGGGTCATCTTAATGGGTGCTGTGCATTGGGTACAAGATTTTTACACAAGCAGACTAAATTCGCAATACTTGGCTGAGGGTAAAAACAGTATGTTTTGGTCTTCCGTATGGACGGACCAAATGCTCCATTACGTCATTTTATTCTGGTCTATAACGTATTTTGTATAAATATAAGCATGAAAGCGCCAAAATTAATGGTGCTAGGCTTTATATTCTATGTGTTTGCGACACCTAGTATCTCATCAGAAATAGTACACAATTTTTCAAATCCATCCTTTTCAGGTAATGGGTATAGTACACATGTGCTTTCTTTAGAACAACTACGATACAGTAGAGAAAAGCAAATTGCTGATGACCAGAGGTCTGCTGACGCAGCCGCTGAGCGTGACGCTGAAAATACTACAATCAATAAGTTTATCAAAAACGTTGAGAGTAGAATTTATGCCAACCTATCTAAACAGTTGGTTGATAATATGTTTGGTGAGGAATGCTCAGGCACTTGTCCAACATCTGGCACAGCAGACGTTGAAGGTTCTACAATCTATTGGGTCAAAGATACGACCACAGAAATCATTACACTAACCATAACACAACCAGATGGCACAACGACAACCATGTCTGTGCCTATAGGTGATTTTAATTTTTAGATGATGATAGTTAATTTTATAAAAATATTAGGTGTGGTTTGTCTTTTGTCAGGTTGTGCAAGTACAAAACAAGAGAGTGTATTCTATGGTGAAACACCATACACCTTAGAAACAGATACAATTAAGAGATTACAAAATATACCACCACTAGGACAACCACAGATTACAATTGCTGTATATAACTTTCCTGATAAAACAGGACAAAGAAAACCAAATACAAAATTTAGTCAGTTATCTACGGCCGTCACACAAGGTCCAGAAGTGTGGGTCATCAATGCTTTAAAGGCAGTTGGTGGTAATGATAAATGGTTTAGAGTTTTAGAACGAGAAGGACTTGACGCTCTCGTAAAAGAGAGACAATTAATCAGGTCAACAAGAGAATTATATGATGGAGAGAGTGACGTAAAAAATCAATTAAAACCTT